CACTATCGGGACCACCTGAGTAGTTATAAAGTTCATTTTCTCCTTTTGTATTGGTTTCAATATTAAAATCTAAAAATTTTATTAATCTACTTTCAGGAGAATTATTTTTTCTTTCTTTAAAGGCAACAGTATCAAAATAAGTGGGATTAGCTAAAGGATCTGTGATACCTAATAAAGAGAATAATCCTCCTTCCTCAATAAGATTTACACCTGAGTTGGGGCCAGTACTAGCAGTAGGATCAATACCTTGTTTTAATAAATGACCTCCTATTGGATTAACAGCTGCTTGAGCTAAAGTTGATGTTGGTAAATAAATACCATTATTTAAAGCTCTTCTATTTTGTGCTCTTTCGGATTGGTTGCTAACTGCTAAAACATTAACTCCAGTTCTTGAAAGGACCTCTTGTTTTGCAGTAAATAATAGACCATTTGGAGATCTTGTATCAAAAAACATTTTTGATAATCTAGATACATCTTTTAAAGTAGTTGAAGGTAGTAATTGTCCCCCTCTAAGTAAAAAATCCTCATCAGGTCTTTCAGAAGTTCTACCATAATCTGAAGTTGTAAATGATCTTTTTGGGATGTTTGTTACTTCATAGGGTTGGCCACTCGCATTAGTATTACGAGGGCCAGCTCCACGTCTATCGTACCCATACTGTGGAGCTTTATATTCGGATAAATCCGTTTTTATTGTAAGTAACCTAGGCAAAGATTAAATTTTAGTTACCAGTAACATCAGTAGCTCTAGGTGTATTTACTACATAATCTTGATAAGTTCCGTTTTCAAAAGTATTATTAATTGGAATTACTCCATTACCTTTTAAAGGAGCGGCAGGTTTTTCACCTCTTAAAGGTGTCATTGTACTACCATCTTGTTCAAATTTGTTAAGTATTGTAGGCATAATTTAAATTTTAAAGTTAAACATTTATTATAAATATATTATTGTATTGAGAATGCGCCCATATCTACGGCTGTACCTAAATCTTGATCATTCATTACAATTTTAGGTTGTGGGGCAGGTCTATTTAATACTTGTCTTAAGAGCTTATTAGTCATTTTAGCTTCGGAATTATCCATATTAATCGCTCCAGCTGGTCCAGATATAACGTCATTACCTCTTCTTAAATTAGTTCCAGCTATTACAGTATCTTTATTATTAAGTGAAATTGCACCTTCAGGTCCAAATAAAACTCTATTACCATAACCAGATGAAGCAGAACCTGGAGATAATACATCATCTCCTTTTTTACTATTCATATAAGCGTAAACTGCTCCTGCTGCAGCTAAACCAGCAAGTGCTTTAAAAGGATTTGCGATAGCAAAAGCCGCTGCAGTACTAATTGCTTTAACTAAATTTCTTCCCTGTAATATAATTGATTTTCTAAGTTCAACATTAGCTAATTTTGTTAAAACATGAATAGTACCAAAACCTATCCCAACTGCGGCTATAATATCTTTAAATTTAAAAGCTTGTTCAACTAAAAAAGTAAAACCTTGTAGAACTGGGTCAAAAAATTTCATTACATCAACAAATATAGCTTTTAGTTGTTCAATAGAAGCATTAAAAGCCTGTTGGGCATTTTGTTGTTCTAATCTATCTGCTAATTCATCTTTTCCTATTGCCCTTAAATCTTCAGCAGTTTTGCCCTGAACTTCTTGTTGGAATAAAATATCGGCTAATTGGTCTGATTGCATACCTAAGGCAGCTGCTAAAGCTTCCTGTTGTAATACATTCATTTTACCAAACTCATCAAATGAACCTGCTTGTTCTTGTAATTCTTGTGCTAAAGTAACTTGATCACCAGCAAGGGCTGCTGCTCTTGCTCTTTCTAAATTAAGATCTTTACCTAACATTAATTCAGCTTCTAATTCTTTGGTAATAGAATCCTCAAAATCTAGTAATTGTCTACCCGCATCAGCAACATCATCTAATGAAGCTCCAAATAATTTAGCTTGAGTTACTGCTTTAGCTATTTCTTCAACACTACCCCCTAACTGTGCTCTAGTTGCACCTGTAATTTTACTTGATTCTTCAAGTACATTTTTAAGATTAATTTGTACTCCAGCCTGCCTTTGTAGTTCATAACTTGCACCTAAAGCATTTTTATACTGATTTTCAAAGGATTCATCACTTAAAGATGAAGCTGCAGCTAAACTACCAGCAGCTTCGGCACTAACACCAACTGTTTTTTCTAATTTAGTTGCTGTTGCTAACGTTTGTTGAGAAAATTTAGCTATAAACCCAAATTGTTCACTTATTTGAGTAAAAGTTTTAATTAAATTAGTAGATGTTGTATTTAAATCATCAGAAGCAAATGCTGTAGCAGCAAATTCTCCTTTTAATGCTCTAGCTTCAGAAGAAGTCATAGCCATTGATCTTTCAAACTCGGTAATTGTTTTATTATTTTTAAGTATGGCTGCTCCAAAACTTGTTATAGCTGCTAATGCTAAATTAGCTGGGTTAGTTAACCCATCCATCATTTGTTTTCCAGCTTCTTTTAATCCTGCACCTAGTCCCGCTACACCACTACCAGTATCTTTAACTTTGTCACTAGCAGCCTTTAAAATTTTATCTGTATTGACAAGATCTCCAACTAGAGGGATTTTAGATATACCTTTTAATATACCTCCAAACGCACCTAGTTTTTTTTCTATTTCCTTCTTTTGTTTTAATTCTTTTTCTCTTTCTGCCTGTTCGGCTTGGATAGCTTTTAAATTCTGTTCGGAGAAAAATGCTTGTCGTTCTGCAAAACTCATTCCAGCTACCTGTTGGTCTAAAGTAGCCTCTCTATTACCTATCTCTTTTTGAATTGCATCTAATCTATTAAGATCAATTTGTTCACCTTTTTCAGCAGCAGCTAAAATATCATCCTGTTCTTTTTGTAATTTGGATATTTGAGTTAAATTACCTTTCGCATAACCTAATCTTTTTTTACCTTCTGAAGATAAACTAGAACTTAAACTAGCGTTTACTTTTTCAGCTTTGGCTATAGTTTCGGAATTTTTTGAGATTTGTTTAGTAAGATCTTCAATACTATCAAAGTCTTTTCTTTGATTTAAAATTACTTTATTAATCTCCTTATTTACTTTTAATATATTATTATCAAAAGTAGAAATTCTAGATTTAATTCCAACAGTTTCTTTAATGGAGTCAACTAAACCAGAAGAAAGACTTAATCTGTCTTCATCAATAGCTTTAGCTCTTTCCTTGAGTTTTATTTCTCTCTCAAGTTCGGCATTAATTTTCTTTTGTTCGTCTAAGCTAGGCACAGAAATGTTTTATTATAAATATTATTATTTATAACTTGTTTTACCCTTATAGGGTTTACTTGCTTTTAAAAATTCTGGGGTGTTTACAGTGCCGTCAGTGTTTACTAAGTTAGAAGTGTTTTTTCCTTTTGTAGAGGATTCATATGCTTTTTGTTCTTCTTTATAATAATCATCTATTTCTTTAAATACAAATTTTCTTAACCAAATAGGAAGATTATAAATAGTATAAAAGTCATAAGCACCTTTACTATGAAATATAATAGAATGTAATTGTTTAAATAAATTTATCCTAATTATAGGAGCATCATTAAGCGTCAGGCCAAAAAAAGCCAACCCCAATGGGTATTCGGACCTCCTCTCCCGATTCTAGTGTAACATTTAAATCTACATCTGGTTGAGTGTCTCTAATATGTTCCCTTAATGCCCTAGAATCTCTTGCTAATAAATGATTATCTACAAAATCTCTAATTTCTTTTGACTCCGAAGAACCATTTACTGAAGTAAGAATATATTTTAGTCTTGTAGATATTTCTGGATTTGAAGTTTTATTTAGTTTTTTAAGTCCTGCTAATTCCCTATCAATTTTTTTATCATCCGCACCAGTTAATATTTTATAAGTAATTGTAGTTTTACTGTGAGGTAATATAAATGTAAATTCATTTTGCCCATTAACTATGGATGATTCATCAAATTCTTTATTTTCAAGAGTTGATAAATCTATTACTTCACTTACTCCATTAATAGTTACCTCATATTCACTACCATATCCTAAAATACGAGTAGCAATTAATAATGCATTTTTATCTCCTACAATTAAATCATCAAGATTAATTTTAGAAACAATTACTGATTCTAAAAGTTTGTCTAATACAGTACCCTTTTGAATGTAAGTTGAATTAGTTAAAATATCCTCTTCTTTAGCAGTCATATATTTTATTTCTACTTTACCGCTTGAAAGTGGATTGTCTTTTGGATATACTAGTCCTTTGGAAGGTAAGTCAATTACCTCTGTTGGAAAATTAAATTCGGCCATAATCTTTATTTAATAACGTTTATTATACATATTAAAGTAAGAAAAAGCTTGGCGAGAGCCAAGCTATTTTCTAAAGTAAATAATTAATAAAGGTTATATTGCCATATTTAATGGCTCGGTAAATAACCACCCGACATGATTTCTTTGGTCTAAACTAAAAAACAATTTATTCATTTCACCACCACGTCTATTTTTACTAAACCAAATCGCTCTACCACCTTCTGATTGGAATTTTATATGAGCCATCGCGGTAATCATGTGTTTAAATCGGTTACTACCAGCGAACTCTCCACCTTTAGTAACCTGCTGAATGATCATAAAGTTAGTGTTTTTACTACCTTGATTTTCAGCTTTATTGTGTTTTTCAAATAAATTTAATAATTGAGTTTCTGCATTTTTCATAGTACCACCGTGAAAATCTTGAACGGCAACTGCAAGCTCAGCAAATGAATCTACAAGAACCGAATCCCAACCTTCATGAAGAATTGATTTTAAAATCACTAATGGATCATGCTCAATCCAATCACCCATAAACAAAATAGGTAATGAACCAAACTTTGGGAATCTTTTAACCATTCCTACCATATCAATCTGAGTCATCTCACCTGATATAAATAATACTTTATTACCATTTTCTTTCATATTAGCAAGCATATCAAGTAAAACTGTAGTTTTACCAACACCTGGATCACCAACAAATGCAACATTAGTACCTTTCATCATTCCACCTTCACTTGAAAGCAAATTATCAATTTTAGTACCAGTTTTCATGGGAACAAACAATTCAGGATTAAATTTAAATGAATCCATTGTCATTGTAGATGGTTTAAATCTTTTAACTATTTTACCAACTTTACGGCTTGGTCTACCTCTTTTAATTTTTACTGTGTTTGACATAACCTTTATTATTATTAATTATTTACAGTGTAAATATACGTACCCTATCTCAGGTAACCAAATTTTTCGCGCGAGAAAGAAAAAAGCTTAACCGAAGTTAAGCTATTTTTCAAAAAGGGGTGGGTAAAATTTTAGAAATTCAATACACAGTAATCTGGTTGGACTGTCATTGTAATTTCTTGAGCAGCATTTTCATTATCCCAGTTAAAGTCTCCAAATGAAGCAGCTGTAATTAGAGCTCCTTTAATAATCCATTCAGATACTATATCACCTACAGGACCTAAAACATTAATAGTTAAATCTTTTTTATAGAAATCACTATATCCATCTCTACCTGTTACTGATTCGTGGTGTAAACGAACCCATTCCATTACTGCTTGAGCTCCTGATGGTGTAATTGGATCAAACAATGTAAAATCGATTGTGTTCCATACTGTTTTACCTTTAACATATCTCTGAACATTTATGTGATTAAGAGGTACAGTTCCTTGTTCTAAGGAAACTGCTCCAACACCTTTCATAATGTATGCTGGAAAACCATCAACAAAACATATAAATCTATTCTGTTGTTTTGGCTCAAAAGCTGTGAAAAATACTTCGTTCGGGTTTAATACTGCCATTTTATTTTTTTATTTTATTATAAATATTCTATTTTTTAATCTTTATGACGGGAATGTTGCTCCTGTTGGTAATACATTGAAATCAAGTATTATAAATTCAGCTGTTCTAGTTGGTTGTAGGAATATTTGTCCTATTAACTCATTTCTATCTATAACATCTGGTGTGTTATTACTTTCATCCATTACTACTTTAAAGGCAAATAATCCTTGTCTTTGTTGTACAGATTCTAAATATGGGTTAACTTGTGTTAAGAAATTTTGTCTCGTTGCTACTGTATTTTGTTCAAATACTAAATTATCTGCAATTTGAGAAATAAAATCTTTAAGTGTTATTAATAATCTACGTACATTTACTCTATCTAAAGCTGTAGCTGCTTTTTGTAGTGTTTTCTGTCCAAATACTACTACTCCTTGTTGAGGGAATGTAGCAATAGGATTAATATTAGCTTCATATAAAGTATCCCTATTAGCAGAAGTTAATCTTCTTTCAGCTCTAACAACTTGTCCCATTCCACCTCTAGTAATACCTGCTGGTGCGAACCATGGATCACTTGAAGCATCTGTAAACGCATATACACCTGGTATAAATGTAGAAGCTGGGATAAATACTAATTGTCCAGAATTAGGATCAACTGTTTGAATCCAAGGCCAATATGCAGCTGTATAACTATTATCTATAGCACCTGCTTGGTTTACTACTGTATTGATTTGAGTATTATAATTAACTAAATCTATT